GTACATGTTTCAGAATTTGAACCTAAGCAACCACAATTAGAACCAAAACCAACAGTTGCTGATCCACAAGGTTTACAGTATGCAAGACCCGCAAGAACTGAACCCCCTGTTTTAATTTTATTACAAACAAATCCATTTGAAACAATTAAGTATGCAGGCAATACTTATATAAATGTATTTTCACCTGACCATAATAGATCTACTGGAGATACAGTTAGATTTAGAGGTGCAACTAACGCAACTGGTTTTACTAATGTACCTTCTTTTGATGGTGTAACCGATATTAGTAATGCAAGTGGTTTTACAGTTACAGTTGGCAAAATAAATTCTAGTGGTATAGTATCAGATACTACAAACTATTATTACTTTCAAAGTAGTGATACAGCAACAAGTGGAAATATTAATGGAGGGGGAGATAGTAATACAGCAGGACCTGTTAACTTACAAGCATAATGACATACGCAGAATTAGTACAAAAAATTAGAGACTATACAGAAGTAGACAGTAATGTTTTAACCTCTACTATTGTAGATGGATTTATATCAGACGCTGAATTTAGACTTCTTAGAGATGTAGACTCTGATAATAATAGAAGATATGCAACAGCTCTTGTTGCTGCTTCAGATAGATTTATAGATGTTCCAGATAATTTATTAGTTGTTAGATCGGCTCAAATAGTAGATTCTGACGGCGTAGGTGCTTCAGATAATAGAGAATTTTTAGAGTATAGAGATACTAGTTATATGTCAGAGTATAATTCAACAGGTGCTACAGGAGTTCCAAAATATTATAGTATGTGGAATGAAAATACTATTGTAATGGCTCCTACTCCAGACGCTACTTATGAAATTCAGTTAAATTATATCTTGAAAGACCCTGGTTTATCGAGTACAAATACGACTACATATATTAGTAAGAATTTTCCCAACGGACTATTATATGCATGCTTGACAGAAGCATTTTCATTTTTAAAGGGGCCAAATGATCTCTTGCAATTATACGAAGGAAAGTATAAACAAGTGTTAGAAGGCTTCTCGGTTGAACAAATGGGAAGAAGACGACGTGATGAATATCAATCAGGTGTTCCTCGTGTCGGCGGAAAATAATAATAAGGAGATAAAACTATGGCTATAACACAAGCACTTGCTAATTCTTTTAAAAAAGAATTATTAGAAGCTGAACACAACTTTAAGCAAACTGGTGGTGACAAGTTTAAAATCGCTCTTTATACTTCTTCAGCAACTCTAAACTCAGCAACTACTTCATTCACTACAACTAATGAAGTTGCTAACAGTGGACAATACGCATCGGGCGGTGGAGCACTATCTAATTTAGGAACTTCTATTGCATCAGGTGTTGCAATTGTTGACTATGCTGATAGATCATTCACTGGTGTGACTTTGACTGCTAGAGGAGCTTTAATCTATAATACTTCAGCAACTGTAGCGAATGCAGCTGTTGCAGCTTTAGATTTTGAAGCAGATAAAACAGCGACATCAGGAACTTTCACAATTCAGTTTCCAGCTTTTACAACAGCAGCAGCTATTCTTAGAATATCAGGTTAATCATAGGAGATAATTTCCTATGGCAAATACTTGGGGTTCACAGACTTGGAGCTTTAATCAATGGAATGATTTAGATAATGTAAGTCTTTCTATTACAGGGATTTCTACATCTTCAAATTTAGGTTCACCATTAATTGACACGGAAGTAAATCAAGGTTGGGGTTCTGATACTTGGGGAACTGAAACTTGGGGTCTCTCTGCTCAAAATGCAGATGTAACGGGTATCGCATTATCTTCAAATTTAGGTTCAATAATTATTACTGCAAATGCGTCTGCAGATTTAACAGGTGAAGAATTAACTGGTGCATTAACAACACCCGAAGCAAGTTCAACATTTGTTGCAGAAATAACAGGTCAAGCAATGACTATGGATTTAACATTTGATCCAGAAATTGTTTCACCTACGGGTCAAGAATTAACAAATTCATTAGGTAAAGCCACATTAGATGCAAATACAATTGTAGAATTAACTACAGAAGTTACTCCAGGATGGGGTGCTACTGTTGGTTGGAGTGAACAACAATGGGGACAAGCATCTACTCAGATGTCTATGTCAATGGATGAAGGAACAGTAGATCCTTCACCTGATGCAGCAGTAACAGGTATTGGTTTTGAAGCTGATTTAGCAGTTGGTACAGTAATCATTGGAGAGGCTAACGTAGTAGCAGTTGGAGAAGGTATAGCTGCAGGGCTTGGATTAGGTACTTTAGATGCTGTAACTTTAGTAGATATAACTGGAATATCCATGTCAACTAATTTAGGTAGTATTGCAGAAGTAACAGGTACAGCAATTGTTAATTTAACAGGTTTTGGCTTGACAACGGCTTTAGGAACTAATACAACTCTAATCTGGAATCAAGTAGATACCGGAACAGCCCCAGTAGATCCACCAGGTTGGGTAGAAGTTGCTGCATAATGAGTTTGACAAAAACTCTAATTTTTAGTAAATTTAAACAAATAAGGAATTTAAAAATATGGCAAATTCAACATCAGCTAATTTAAAATTAACTGTTCAAGCGACTGGAGAAAATTCAGGAACTTGGGGACAAATCACAAACACAAACTTACTTATTCTTGAACAAGCAATTGGTGGTTATGATGCAATTGGAGTAACTTCCGGTGCTACATTAGCTTTTACAAATGGCGCTTTATCAGATGGTAAAAATCAAGTATTAAAATTAATTGGAACTATTGCAGGTGCAGTTAACGTTGTTGTTCCAGATTCTATTGAAAAAACTTACGTTATTCAAAATTCAACAACAGGTGCTTTTACTGTAACTGTTAAAACTACTTCAGGAACTGGAGTCACTTGGGCTGCTACTGACAAAGGTGCTAAAATGGTTTACTCTGATGGTACTAATGTTGTTGACACAGCTTTTACAGATTTATCAAGTGACTACTCACCTCAACTTTCAGCAAATTTAGATACAAATAGTAATAATATTGTTGTTGATACAGCTCATGGTATTTTAGATGAGTCAAGTAATGAACAATTAATTTTTTCAACAACTGGAGCGGCAGTTAATCATATACAAGTTCAAAATGCAGCAACTTCAGGTACACCTTCAATTAGTGCAGTTGGAGATGATACAAATATTAATATTTCAATTCAACCCAAAGGAACAGGTCAAGTTACTTTAGATAATTTAACTTTACCAGCAGCCGATGGAACAGCAGATCAAATTTTAGTAACAGACGGTTCTGGAAATTTATCTTTCGTAGATAATTCTGGCGGCACAGATTGGCAAGCAGTTAAAACTACAACTTACACAGCAGCAGCGGGTGAAGGTGTGTTTGCAGACACATCAGGCGGTGTGTGGACTCTAACTCTACCATCATCCCCAACAATAGGTGACGAAGTTTCTTTTGTAGATTATGCAGGAACATTTGATACTAATGCTTTAACTATTGGAAGAAATTCTGAAAATATTCAAGGGGCAGCAGCAGATTTAACAGTTTCAATAGAAAGAGCAGCTAACACTTTGGTCTATACAGATGGAACTCAGGGTTGGTTGTTAAAGAATAAATAATCATGGCTACTTATAAGGGGATACAGGGTTTTGGAATTCAAAATCGATCTTCTGATCCTAATGAAATAACAGAAGGAGAAGTTTGGTATAATGACACCTCGAATGTATTTAAGGTTTTTAATCCCGGTCTTGTTGAAACCTGGGCTACAGGTGGAAATTTAAGCACAGGAAGAAGAGAAGCAGCATCAGCTGGAATTACAACCGCAGCTGTAGTTTTTGCAGGTGATTATCCTCCTATGGCTACTACCGAAGAATATAATGGATCAACCTGGACAGGTGGTGGAAATATGGCAAACGCAAGAAACAGCTTAGCAAGTGGTGGAACACAAACTGCAGCTTTAGGTTTCGGTGGATCTGGATCTACAAATTCAACTGAAGAATATGATGGATCAACTTGGACAGCTGGAGGAAATATGGGCACAGGAAGAAGTGTTTTAGGAGGGGGTGGAACTCAAACGGCAGGTTTAGCTTTTGGTGGATTAAGTTATCCTCCGCCAGTTGTTGAAAATTCAACCGAAGAATACGATGGCTCTGCTTGGACGGCTGGTGGAAATTTATCTACAGCAAGATATTACGTAGGTGGAGATGGTATTCAAACATCAGCTTTAGCTTTTGGTGGAAGCCCAGATCCTGTAGGTCAAACAGAAGAATACAATGGTTCCGCTTGGACAACTGGAGCAGATATGAATGTAGCGAGAGTAAGTATAGGAGGGGCAGGTAATAGTAATACAGCAGGACTTGCATTTGGTGGTAATTTGCCAGATGGCACTAAATTTGATAGTACCGAAAAATATAATGGAACAGCGTGGACAACTACAACACCTATGCTTAACGAAACAAGGACCACAGCTGGTTGTGGAGTTCAAACTGCAGCTTTAGCTGTTGGTGGTTATACCCCTTTAAGTGGAACTTCAACAGAAACAGAAGAATTTTCTAGTACACCAGGAATAGTAGCAGAAATAATAACAACAAGTTAATTAACGAAGGAGTAAACTATGGCAAAAACACATCAATACTGCGTAGCAGAAAACTGGGGCAAAGGATTCATTGAACATAGTGATTCTAGAAAGATTGCATTTTCCGGTTTACCTGGTAATGTTTGGAGAGTACCTGCACATAACAAAGATGCAAATCTTTGGATTAATAAAGTGCTAGGAACTGTTAAAACA